CGAGGTTCTCGTAGTTGATCAGGTAGATGTCGGCCTTCTGCATGAGGGCCCGGCTGCGCTGATCCCTGTCGCCGACCATCATGCTGAACGTCAGATGTTGGGTGTGCGCCCACTTGAGCGCCTCCTGTCGCCACACCAGGCGGCAGACACGGATCGGTGCAACGATGATCACCGCTTTCAACTGTGCCGTCCCCAGGAAGTAAGCGACGCTGGACAGGGTGACGACTGTTTTTCCAAGGCCCATGTCGACCCATAGCGCCGACGCTGGGTGGCTGCACTGGAACTCGACAGCCTTGTTCTGGTAGGGGAACAGATCAGATGGGGGACGCATCATGGTTTCCTCGGATAATTTTGCTTTTCATACCGGATTTTTTCTCTGAGTGTTTCTGTCAGTTTTCCAGAGCCGGTGACAATCACATATCTGTGTTTTCTCGGACGATCTTCCATGTAGAAACGATCACCAAACATTTCCCGTATCGCTGCTGCTCTAGCACCACGTTCGGCACCATGCTTTCCACGAACAGTGTCGGAAATCGTTTGACTATGAAGATGTTCCATTCCACGAATCTTCCAATCCTTACGCTTTTCACTCAGCCCGTAATAACCAAAGTTCGACGCTTGATAGACGGTTCCGACATGACCGTGCTGTGGGTCAGCAAATGACACCACAACGGACGGGGCAGGTAGCATTTTTAGTGACTTGCTAACGAGGTATGAAGCTTCATTCTTGCCGTTGTGAAGCAAGCACAACCGATTCAACTCCAACACCCGTTTCTCATACTCTGGGCCGCAAATGTTTCTTCTCAGTGTTGATGACATTGGGGTTCCATAAGTAACAACACCAATCAGGTTGTCGTCATCAAATAGACCGAATGCGTGAGTAATTGAAGGTATCCTTTTGGCATAATGTAAAAACAACAGGAAAAAATAACTTTCTTTTCCGGTGATCCGTTTAACACTACGCATGGCGATCCACCATCTCCTTGCCACCCTCGACCGTGTCGATCACATAGACCACCACCCCACGCAGGCGCAGACGGTCATGCTCGCGCTGCTGGGCCGGCGTCGGCACCATCCCCTTGCGCTTGAACTCGCAGAACCACATGAAGCCCTTGGCGTTGATGTAGAGCCGGTCTGGGACGGCAGCTCTGGCCGGCGACGTGAACTTGTAGACGGCGACGCCCATCGCCTTGGCATAGGCATTGACCTTCTCTTCGATTTCTTTCTCAAGCATCACATCACTCCTAAAACGAGCTTGTCGACCTCATTCGCGTACCAGTCGAAATTGACAGGCAGCGTGGCATCGGCAATGTTGTTGCACGGGCAGACCTCATATCCACTTTGCACGGATATTCTGCGCCACACGTCGGGCTTCTTCGCCAGCGGTGGCATGACCTTGACCATCGGGAACCCACCCTTCGCCACGTAGTAGCGTTGCGTCCGGTCCAGAGGGTAGTCGTCACCGAACACTTCAAGCACCAGCCGTGATCCGGCGTTCGCCTTGGCGCGCATCATGAAGTCCATCTTGTCGGGCCACAGTTCAAGCGTTTGCTTCACCGGATACCCACGCAGCAGCACCTGTTCGGCGACCTTGGGGACGACCAGGGCAGAGGCGTTCTGGTGCCAATCCACGTTGTACTCGTAGCGACCCTTGCGCTTGACTGTTCCATCGACCTTCTCGGCGACGTAGCTGTTCACGTCGGCGATGAACATCCTGTTGTATTCGACTTCCTCCAGTTTCAGGCCGGTTTGCTTCTCCCACTTGTAGCAGATGTTCTGGACCTGCGCGTACAGGTTGCGATGGAGGGAGATAGTGATGCCGTCCGTGTTGCACTGGATCAACCTGGCGACGCCCGACAGCCGCTCGGCGAGCATCGCCAGCGCCAACTGTCCGGTGATGGTGATCTGCATCGTGAAGCGGGGGTCGTAGAAGATGCTGAACTGGTCGTTGCTCGCCCCGTAGACACCGTTGAGCGCCAGCTTGAGCATGTCGTTCTCGGGGGTGCCCTTCTTGTACAGCAGGCGCTGATCCTTCAACTGTTGATAGACCTCCACGAACCTCGGGCTAAGGTGCTCCGGGTAGTAGCCCTGCGAGATGGCGATACTCGGGTACATGCTGGTCACGTCGAGATCGAGGATCATCATCTGATCGTCGGCGATGAACACCTCGTTCTCGACCGAGGCGTGGATGCCACCCGTGCCGAAGAAGAACTCGATGCCGCCGCAGATCGCCTTGAGGTCTTTGAAGACACCCTTGGTTTCGGTGATGATCTGTTTTTCCAGATGGCAATAGACCGTCTGAAACTCAGGATTGTTGAACCATACCCATTTAGGAATGCATTGGTACAGACCAATCACCGGACGCTGCGTCTGGCGCGGCTGGCGACCTATCGGCCCGTACTCGTAGCACTGGACACCCGACTTCTCCAGTTCGATCTGGAAGATCTCCTTGCCGATCTTCACGTCCGAGTGGTTCATGAAATCGCGTCCATAGAGTCTGGTCAGCTTCTCGCGGAAGGCGATCTTGTCGAGCGACTGTTGATAGAACTCGTAGGTCGCGTCCACGTCGTCCAGGCAATAGTCGCGCAGCGTCCTCACCATCGGCGCTTCGAGCATTGTGCCGGGGGCGAACGGCAGGTCGCTGATGTTCGGCAGCCGCATGTTGAACTCCAGCGTCTTGAGGCTGGTGCGCCGCGCCACGTTGTCGAAGTGGTGGATACGGTAGAGGTCCAACTGTTCGACCAGCCTGTCGCTCGGCCACACCATGTGCGCGTAGGCGTTGTCGGACTCGATGATCGCCACCGCTTTCCGGTAGATCTCCAGCGGATCGTCGATACCGCCTTGCAGGATGAAGTGCAGCAGCGGGTAGTCGAAGCCGAGGTTGTTGAAGCCGACCATGCGGTGCTTGGCGACATGGGCGTTCCTCACCCAGGTTCTCAGGTTGGCAAGGTCATTCCGCCAGTCCGAAATCTCGAACTCCCACACTTTTCCTACTTCGCCGGCCTCCACGTCTGCCACCAATCTCGCGCACAGCAGGAAACAGTTCGGGAATATCTCGGTGTCATATATGTAGTCCACGTCCGTCCTCCAGGTAAAAAGAAGGGGAGCGAACTCCCCTTCAAACCACAGTTACATCCAGGCGGGAAGGGCGGAAGCGGCGGGGTCGGGAGCAGCAGACTGCACAGCGCCGAACATGCCGGTCACGTCGGGAGCCACGTCGCCGAACGGGGTGCCGTCACCGCAGAACTGTACGGCGATCAGTTCGCAACGGACTGCGCGACCGGCTGCGTTGTCCTGCAACCACGGGCGAACAGCTACGTTGACGCGGCAGCCACCGTAGATTTTGCGGGCGGCAGCGGTACGCTCCATCGTGTTGAGGTTGTCGATGGCGCGCCCGTCTTCGGGCTTGAAGATGATCGGCGGGCGATCTTCGTTGGACGATGCGCTGATGTAGCGCATACCGGCGTACCCCTCGTAGGGCAGCATCGTCGCCTTCTTGATCTTCTCGTGGCCGTTGCCGAAACAGCGCAGGCGGCGATCAGCCTGAATGGATTGCAGGACGAGGTTGGCCTTGTCCTTCCACTTCTCGACTGCCTGCTTGCCGATTTCCTCCATGAACTGTGCGAACGCCTGATTGTCGGGGGTGAGAATCAGGTCAAGCGCGAACTTCTTCGGGCTGTTCGGGAAGTCCTTGTTGGACTCGGGGGTGATGAGGTTCGGGAAGGAAGCGATGACGTTGGTGAAGCTGATGGCGTTTGCCATTTGAATCTCCTTGAAAAGGTAAAAAGGTAAAAAGGCGAAAAGGTTACTGGAGCCAATCGGGGAGGTCGTCCCCGGCCTGAGGTACTGCACCGAACATCTCCTCCACCGCAGAGAAGGTGATGCCCTCACGCCGGTCAGACTCCGGCACGACTGTCAGCTTGCCATCCCCCTTGGTGATCATCTCACCCCTGAGGACAGCCAACTGTTTCTCGGTCAACTGTTTGTGCGTCCCGTCGCGCTTGGTCCAGGTCAGCTTCTCTGCTTGCGCGGGGCTGACCAGAACAGTACGCCAGATCGACGGTTTGGGTACACCCATTTTCGACAGGCGGGCAGCCGTATCGTCTTCGGGCAGCACCCATCCACGGCGACCGGGACCGCGCACGACCTTGAGGCCGGCGATGACCTTGCCTGCCTCCAGCCGGTGCAGCGCCTCGGCTTCGGCAGCCTCGATCATCTGGCGCAGCATGGGGGCCGCTTCGATGATCTCGCGCAGCTTGTCGTCGGTCATCTCGGTCGGGTTGGACTGAGCCGCTTCCTTGGCGAACTCGACCTTCTCGAACTTGATGCCCGACGCCTCCAGTGTGTAGCTGTTGAAGGCGGAACAATTGCCCTTGTTCGGACAATACTTGCATTGCGCCTCACCAGGCACGAACGGCGCATCGGGAGCATCGGTCGCGTCAGCCTCGGCAACGATGTCGGGCATGGCGACGAACAGGTCAGCGACATCGACCGTGTGGCTGCTGATCGGGATTATCCCCTTGATCGCCAGCTTCGGCTGGATGATCGTCATGGTGATTGTCTCGAACGCTTCGGGACGTTCGGCGAGTACGCCATAGGCGTACTGCTCCAACTGTTTGTTGCCCTTGGCTTCGACGGGGTTCATGCCGTCCTTGTAGTCGATCAACTCAAGGTGGTTGCCACGGATGATCTGCACGTCGACCGTGCCGCCCATGTCATTGCGACCGAGCAGCTTCTCTGGGTTGACGCGCTGTTCGGCGATGATGCCAGCACCATCGGACTTCGACTTGATGTAATTGAGAGCGATCTGGACACGGTCGGCGCGGTCCTTGTTGATGCCGAACATGCCCTCATGGTCGGTCAGCACCATGCCGATGAAGTGCCGTGCGTCGGCGATGCCGCCAGCGTGTTTCAGGCAGTATTCCAGCAGCGTGTGACTGTGCGTTCCGTCAATGGCAGAGTCCGATGACTTCGCACCCTCGACCTCGTACTTGGCGCAAGCGGCTACGCTGGCGGGACACACGCTCCAGCGGTAGCGGCTTGACGGCGACAGGCGGGCGTGATCGGACATTAGAGCGCCTCGACAGCAGCGTGGAAAGCGGCATACTTGTCGACCGGCAGCGCCTTGATGTTGGCACAGCCGAGTTCGAGCAGCTTGCTCTGGATCATCGCGCCCTTGGTCGGGCCGAGTGCCTTGTACTTCTCCATGACGTAGGTCATCAGACCAGCCTGATCGGTGAAGGGAGCGCCGCCGGCAGCCGGCGTTACGGGAACAGTCGGGACCGGAGCAGGCGGCGGAGCTGGGGGAGCTTCAACAGGTGCAGCCGGGACAGGTGCAGGAACTTGCGGACGTGGAGCGGGTTCATTGGTCGTGTTGCCGACAGCTTCGGCGAGGTCTTCGATGGCGGTGAGGAGCTTGGCGAGCAACAGTTCAGAACGCTCGGCGGAGATGGCAACACGTTCGAGGGTGGATTCGAGAGACATTTCTGGTCCTTTCGGGGTTAGGAATTGCAGCGAGTGCCGGCCATGCAGTCGGGGGCGCAGCGGAATCCGCCATTGCCGTCAGGGACGCAGCGAATGGTCTGAGCGGTAGCAGTCAATGCGGAAAAGGCGAGAAGGATGGCAAGGAGAAGTTTATTCACTTGGAAGTCCTTTCAGGATGTAAAAGCGGATCAAGGCGCGGAGGATTGAAGAAGCATCGTGTTCCCGTTCCTTTTCGACCTTCTTGAGAAACAGGGCGCGGGTGGCGGGATCGACGCGGGTAGCGATGTAGGTGGTTTTCGGAGTTTTCACGTTCGTCCTTTGTCGGAGTGTTAAACGATTGTAGGACGAATGTGAGAGAGTGTCAAGCGGTTGAAATTTCCTTCCGAAAGTAGTTGCGACAGGACGAATCATGCACTACACTCCGAAGCGTTGTCAATCACTTTCTACAAGGAGAATCAAAAAATGTCACAGCCTACCAAGCAAGAAGCGCCGGTCCAGATCACATGCCGCATCGACGCTGATCTGTACGCCATGCTGTTCGAGATCGCCAAGCGGGAGCGCCGCAGCCTGTCGGCGCAGGTTGCGCTGATCGTGGAGAACTACCTGATCGAGCTTGCCAAGTCCGAGGGCTGACCCGTGATCGCCGAATACATCGCAGCGGGTTGGGCGCTGTGCGCGATTCCGCCGCGC